CTAATAGTTATTGCTCCATTTGCAGTTGTGGTTGTACCTGTTGCATTTCCTGGCATAAGCAATTCCATATTCTTCCACTGACTATAATAGGTAGGATTATGTGGGAACTTAGCGTTCTCTGCTTCCTGACCATTATAATCTTGAGGTAATTCTCTTAACTTCTGACGATATGTAACCCACTGTGCTTTTAAATCAGCAGATAAACCATTGTCTGCCATTTGTGTCCAATCCGTATCATCTAATAAGAAGTTACGAACCATTCTAATTCCATCCCATGATATCTTATTCCACTTACCATATTGTTGATACAATTCATCTTGTATCTCTTCCTGTTCTACATCTTGATACTCAAAGTACTTTGCCCTTACACCATCAGCAATTTCTTTTGCTTGTGCATTGGTTGGTTCTTTCCAATCATATGTTACCCACTTCTTCTCGTTACTAACACGATTGTAAGTGAACTTCTTCTTCTCGCAACCATATGATCCATCATCAAAGTAATTGAAGTATATCAATCTATCATTATCTGATGTCCAGAATGGAAATAATTGGTTTTGGATATTTGCATTCCAAAATGCTTCACTTATCACCTGTTGCTTTCCATCAACAGTAATAATGCGTGAAAGAGCATTAATTTGTAGTACTACACGAAATTCTGCCATTGTTTTAAGGGAGTTTAAGATACCATCCTGTCAATATGTATTTATCTTTAGTAAAAACAGTATTGCCACGATGTACATGTGTCATACCAGCAGGCCAAATAACTATTGTACCTACCTCTGGTTTAATTCTACGTTTTTGAAACAAAAATTCAGTTTCTGCTTCACCATCTGGCATATCATTTAAGTATACCATCCATGCTAACTCACGATTTGCTGCTCTAAAACTAGAGTTTTCATAGTGCCATGTATGGTATCCACCACCAGGCTCTGTCTTTTGTATCTTGAGACCAATAGTACCTAACTTTATCTTAGATATATGATCGTATTTTATTCTATAATTTTCAAATGCTGTATTTATATACTGATAGAAATGACTAGCAAGACCTACTTTAACATCATCTAATGTAAATGCACTGTCTTGTCTTCCCATCTTACCTTGTGGGAACTGCTCATGTCCTTGTTGTAATGCATTATTAGCACCAGCAAACTTATCAAACTCTGCTATAGCATCAATACATAATTTTTTATTTACAAACTTACGATATATCCCGATGAAATCATCGTATTCACCTGGTGCTTGACTGGGTTCCATAATATAACCATGTTCACTACCCAACTCCATTTAATATGCTCGAATCATATACTTCACTAAATGATACCTCGTAACGAGTGGAATGTCAACCTCTGGTTGCAAACTGGGTGTAACATTTAACTTAACAGCAGATGACAGGGTGAATTTACCATCATTCACGGTGATACCAGCAGAGTTTACTGGGTCACCCTGTGGTGCGATAACTTCTTGTATAGATTCTATACCTAGATCTAATCTACCTGACTGTGTAGTATATGTTGTGACTTCACCTTCTGCATGTATCATTGATACCTTAGCAATACCATAGTTATCTAACTCTTCATTACCTGATGCTGATCTACTCTGTCTTACCTCCATTATTAAATTAGAAACTCTATATGTAGTAGGAATAGCAACATCTACATTTTCCCATGTAGTAGCACCACCACTGGTTGATATAGTTCCAAACTTAACATAACTACCACCACCATCATTACTACCAAATAGTTCTAATGGTGCAGTAGGTGTCTCACCTCCATTACTATCATTACCACGTATAACTTCAAATCGTACCGATTCTGTAACTGTACCAGCAGTATTACTACTACTAGCATTATATGTTATAGTTCTAGCCCAACGTATTTGAGGAGTTCCTCTGAATCTTAAATATTTTTGTGTATCTGGAGATACAAAACCACCATTGTTTCCACTACCAGTACCACTATCAACATAATCACATCCATCACTAGATCTATCAAATAATCCTACAGTCTGACTAATACCTGTTGTTGGATCAGAAGAAGTGAGGACACCATATCCAATACGTCCATCACCATCTTGGTTACCATTACCAACATACAATGTACCAGAAGGAACACTAGAACCAGAAATATTATCTAACATGAAATCAAAATGACATCCTGATCCACCACCACCTCCACCAGGTCCATACTCTGTAGTATTCTGATTGGTTGTTATCTTAACGTAACCATCAGTACCATCTATTTCTTGTCCAATATTTACATCACCACCATTATTAGCATCACCTTGACTAATAATACTCTGACCTGATACCAATGAAGACTGTCCTCTTCCAGCACCGAAACCTGGTTTAACAGCGTTGGATCCGTTTCCAGCACCTCCACCACCACCGATACCAGCACCAGAGCCGACACCACCGCCTCCGCCTCCTCCGCCACCACCAGTACAGACGGAGTTGTTACCTATACCACCAGAACCAGCGAAGCATCCAGCGACTAATTGAAAAGAATCTTGGTTAGCATTTGGTTGACCATTCATAGATGATAGTTGTGTGCCATCTCCAGCAGCACCTCCACCACCTCCTCCACCAGCACCGATGAGAGGACCAGAACCGATACCAATAGCAGAGGAGCCACCTCCTCCACCTCCTCCTCCACCGCCAGTACCGCTACCACCGTTACCGCCGTCAGAGAATCCTTTACCACCTGTACCTGGATTTCTACCAGTACCAGAAGTTCCTCTTTCACCAACCCATATGTTTAAAGTTTGTCCTGCACCAGCATTTATATTTGCAAGAACATGTTTACCATCTCCACCATCACCAGCATACCAGTTAGCACCACCGTCTCCAGTACCACCTGATCCACCTCCACCACCTTTTAATTCAGCAGTGACTTGGCTAACAGGATAGTTGCTTGGAATAGTATATTGAATAGAATTACCACCAGTATTGGTAGCCCATTCTGAGATTGCATTCTGTGATCCAGTGAATAGAGTTCTAGATCCGTCACCACCTGCACCATTTATAAAGATAGTAGCACCTCCAGCACCTCCAGTTGATCCTGCACCACCATTACCACCTGGATTTCCTTCAATATAATTGTTGACATTTATTGCAAGACCACCTGTTAAATTAATAGTATTGCCAACATCTGATAAAGAAATACTTTGATTTTGAACTATACTACCACCAGAATATACTTCAACCCTTGCAGCACCACCAGCACCACCTTGTCCACCTGTAATTAAATTCCATTTGGTTGTTGTTCCACCTGTACATGTTGTTCTAGAATTAAATATGGTTGCACCAGTATCATTTCTTACTGCATTAAATGCAATACCACATGGGTTATTATCCCAATCATTTTGTGTGGAACTGAGATTCTTAATTCTAAATTTTAACTGATTCCAACCAGGAGTAAATGTAGTTGCACCATTGGATTGCCCAACTGTCCAAGTTTTATCTCCTGTCCAAGGTGTAGATCCAGAGTTTACTGATGATGTTGCGTTACCATGCTGCCAACTTCCATCAGGTCTATACCAATCAAGTTCACACTGACCATCACATGCAAATTCAATTGTTACACCAGAAGTAGGAAAACCTGCTGGTACTTCAAAAGCAACACCACCTTCTACCCATTGTTCTAAGTAAGGGTCTGTAGAAGTAGCTGATGGAACATCAATATAAATTGCATTGTTCAACATAAATGTTGACCACACACTAGCAGCACCAGCAGATATTTGTCCTGATCCTATTGCATACCAATCTCTTGTTTGTAATAATTCATCAAAATCATTTCCTCCTCCACCACCACCAGCAATTACTTTATATTCATAACCATTAAGTGTTACTTGATAATAACTATCCAAACCATTAACACCAGGAATATCAGTAGATGCTCCTAATCCACCTGATCCAGTAATTCTACCAACAATATATTCTACTGGTTCTTGATTAGAAGTAGATGCAGGAATAGTATAACTACCACCAACATTTTGCTCATTAAACCATTCAGTATCTCCAAAATCAGTACCTGGAATAGTTATTGTTTTACCACCAATAACATAGTTATTATCAATATCATAAACTGTGGGTGCTGGTGTAGTAATTACAGTTGTTGGTTCTGAAGGGAAGTTACCAGCAGCATTATATGCTACTTCAACAATTATAGTTGCTGCATCACCAGCAGTTGTAATATCAACAGTATTACTTCTTAAAGCATTCCATTTAGATGTGGCTATCTTAACAGTATTATCATCAACCTTAACCACATACCAACTGGTATTTGGAGAGAATGTTGAGTTAATAGTTGCACCTGCTGGTGGATTACCTGGTGCATATGTGAAGACAGCAGGGTTTGTAGCAGGGTTAGATTGTACTCTTAATTTATGTCCTGTTGACATACCATGACCAGTGATGGTAATCGTATCATCCGTTGTATTAAATGCTGACTGGGTAAATGTTTTTGTAATCTTAGTACCAACACCTGCAACATTACCATAAGTTGAAGCAAGTGGATCAGTAATAATATAATCTACAATACCATGAGTATGGAATAATGGTACACCTCCAGCAGGTTGGAAGAAATTTACACCTCCAGTACCATTTTTAAATCCAGCAGAGTGGTTATCCATAAAGTATCCAGCACCAGACATTGCTCCTGCCTGTGGTGCATTTGATGTCATTATTGCATGTTCATGCTCTGGAACAGCAGAAATCATTTTCTCTTGTAATGGTCCTACTGTCATTGTAACTTCACCAGTAAGACTGGCACTAACAAATTCAGTAACATTATCGTAACCAGATATAACAACATTACCTATGTCTATTAAATTTTCTTGTTCACTCTTACTAAAATACCACTTACCTCCTGTTGCACCAACAGCAGAAATTACAGTACCAGATACAGGAGATCCTCCACCTGACACACCTCCACCAGCACCAACTAATTTTCTTGTCTTATAATCTGGTACTTGAAATGTTATTGTTGATGTGGATCCAAAATCTTTTTTCTCATATGATCCACCAGTACCACCATAGTTATCTTTAATTACTTCATATAATAGTGGATAATCTGCTGCACCATATGTTGCTCCATCACAATATAAGAATCCTGGATATTGATCCTCTGGGTTATCAGCAGTATCAGATGATACTGTTTGTATTCTTATCTTACCATCACCATTTGATCCAGGTTGTAAAACTTTCATTGTATCACCTGGTGCATACCCATAACCTGCTTGTTTGATTGTAGTATAATCAATAGCACCAGTACCTTGAGCAGCAACACCAACTCTTAAACCAAACCCTTGAGACGTAACTAAAACAATACTACCAGATGATCCTAAATTTGTAATGTTAAAGAAGTAACCAGATGATATATCACCAGCACTTCTTGCTAATCTAAATGTATTTGCTCCTGTTACATCAACAATATATTCTTGACCTTCATCAATTAATACACCACCAGTACCATTAGATGCTAGAGTTGCCGTTGCTTGAGCACCAGCTCCACCACCACCTGAAATAGTAACTGTTGGGAATTGATATCCTGTACCACCTTCAATTACATTAATACCAGTAACAGCACCACCAGATGTAGCAACTTGGAAGTTACCAGCAGAAGTAGGACCACTTCCATTATCTCCTACTTGTACAGTTGGTGTTCCTACATATCCAGAACCACCATTGGTAATAGTAAATGATGCTATAGATCCACCTAATGCTGCTTTGTTTGGTGCTTGTGCAGTACTCTTAACAATAACTTTATCACCAGTGCTTAATATACTACTAATAGCAGGATATGTTATAGTATCATTACTTACAGAGAATGTAATAGCAGGGTTGATAGCAATTTCTACTGGTTCTGTTGCATATCCAGCTGGTGTCATTATATCTGTTGTGTAACCACTACCAGAGTTGACAGAATATTGTGATATTGCTTCAACAACACCATCATCAATAACTTTATCATCATTTGCTTTAAACACAGGAATAACTGTGCCAATAGGCATTGTAGATGACGTATAAGTCATCTTATCTGCGAGATAATTGGAACGAATATTTCTTGTGCTCATTATACTTTAATTAGATAATCGACCATAGTAAAGGGAGCGATCAAACCATCCATTTTTCTGGTTTGATCTGGAGTAATCTGAATTGTAGATGACATACCATCTGTACTAATAAAGAACTCATCAGTAACCAAATCATAATTGGTTGTACCTGTTGTATATGTTATAGTATGATTATGCTCTGTTGGATCAGCTTCATATCCCAAAGCATCAGTAACTTCAACAATGTTAGAAACCTGTGGATATACAGTACCAGAAACACCACCATCAACTATAGTATCGTATGGTAATACGTTTGCTGTAGATGCAGCATGTGAATAACCATTGTCACCTGTTTGTGGAATGTCATCATCATCTACACCAGCAGCACCAGTTATATAATTTGGTTGAATATTGTGACTAGATCCTGCACATCCCATAGATCTTTGACCTATAGGCCATGGTGCTGTGTAATAACATGTATTAGGAGTAGTATCAACATATAATGGGATAATGCTAGGGTTTTGTCCAGCAATATTATCACCAGATTGTGTTGTTGCTTGGTTAGAAGGAACTAAACAAAATTGATCAAAACTAGCACAGGCATTTTTACAAACACCATAGTACTGGTAACTTACACCAAATCCTCCTGGAGTATAATTTCCTGGAGTAAATTTAACTGATTCACCATATAATCTACAAGCTGGTTGTGCTTCCTGATTTCCACCAGGTCCATCAACCATTGTATGATAATACCATTCATGAACACCTATTGTAGAAGCGTTCTTATAATAATTTAATTCAAACATATCATTACCAGCTCTTCTCTTAATCCTACACCTCCTAGTGGTGGTATAGTGAGCATGTGGTTGGAATGCATTGATAGCAACCACTTCATTATCAGTATATCTTGGTCTGGTAAATGAAACTTGTCCTCTTAATGAGTTTGTTTGTGGTGGTACTCTAAACTGTCCTGTTAAATCTATCTGAGCAGTTGTTCCCACATTGCTTGACACTTGAATACCAACACCAGATTTATCTATTGTTTGTCCACCAGCATTAGTTACTTCTTTATCATTAATTACACCTTGATCGGATCCACTAGATCCTCTAATAAATTTTGATCTTAAGTCTGGTACTTGGAATTGACTTGTTGATAGGGTAGCATCAGGTTGTTTAAAGACACATGAATCTCCTAGTCCTAGAATTTCAGCAAGAGCAGGATACTGTGATTCATTGTATATACTGCCATCACATCTCAAATAACCAGCAGGTAATAATGTAGCACTTAAACCTGCTATTGGATCATTAACATCTAGTTCTCTACTAAATGCTATAATAGAACCTGTAGTAGTTCCTAATTTGTTTCTTTCTTCGGATAAAAATGCTGCCATTAGAATGCCCTTATTATCATTATGACCGTTTGTGATGGTGTGTTGTTATCCATTACTATATTTAACGCACTATCAATGTTAGTTACATTAACAGTATAAGATTGTACATTATTAATAGCAATATTTGAAGGTGGTCTCAGTCCAGCACCAGTCATAGAAATATCAAATGAAAAATGATTATGCGGAGCAAGAGTTCCTTCTGTAAAGTCTTCACCTGAATGACTTATGTTTGTTGGGTATGTAGTAGTCTGATCATTATTCAAATAGTTTACTCTACCCATAATATTTGTTGGTGGTGGAAAGACACCAGTATGTCCAACCATTGCGTGGCCATAATTATAAGTGTCACTAAACTCAGGTGTATTACCACCTCCTTGTGGTATAGTTCTTACTAAACCAGTTTCAGGTACAAGAGCCTTTGTTGCAGGGTCAAAAGTTAATGTTTGATCTGTTACAGGAAGAGTATTCTCATCATAATATGTGACAGATCCAGTTCCATTAGCCCATCTATCAGGACTATCACCAGTAGCACCACTACCAGTTAAGTTAGCAGATTCATAATCAGGTGAACCACTTACTTGATATGCAGATGTTTCAAATACCTGTACATATTTACCTTCAGTTTGAGCAGTTGTATATTGACCTGGATGTCTATGAGCAGGTGTATGATCTATACCTAATTTTCTACCAATAACATAATATGTTTTAGACCATGTAGGATCATTAAGAGTAAACTCAGTGATTCTACCTGCCATATTATTAAGAACTGCCATATTAAATGTTATGTCAGTATCAGCACTGTAGATAGCAGGTGGTGTTACAGCAGTACCATCACCTTCAATTAAATTACCAACGACATTATTTGCGTCTGGTTGACCATATTGATACTTAGTCTCTAATAACATAGACCTTTCAACGTCTACCATTGCCCTACCATTTAAGTCAGGGACACGAAACGTATCAGAAGCTTCATAATCTGGATACTGACCTTTAATTGCAGTATCACTAGGACCATAGGTATTACCTATCATAGATGCTAGTAATGGATAATCCTCAGCAGGATGTGTGTTTCCATCACACAATATCCACCCATGCGGTACATTAGGGGGATTAGAACCCCTAAGTGTTGAATTACCTCCCCATGGCATTATAGTGCCAATGGGGGCGTTCTTCATTGTTTTGACTCTGTTGTAAAATGCCATTATAGTTCTGTTAACCACCAACCTTGATATGCAGCAGGAATAAAGTTATTTCCGTCTGACGAACCTACGAATATTAATCCGAAGGAAGCATTCTTATTCTGGATCACGAGTTCACCTGATCCGTATGGTGTAGATAATCCACCCAACTTAGTACCCTCAGTATCACCTTGAATTGCAACTGGTTCTCCATTTACAATTGGAGCACGTACTACTAGAGAGTTATTGTAAGTCAATGAACCACCAACTTCAGTAAATCTAATGATGTCTCCTGTTTCAGGATTAGATGGTAGTGTTAATACCAATGCACCTGTAGAAGGAGCAACAGCAACAATATAATTTACATTACTTGTAACGTTAGCATTGCTGTTAACGAATGTAGACTTATGTCCACCATTCTTATTCTTCCAACCAGTGTAACCAAAGGCATCAATAGAACAATCTTGATTGATTGTATAACCCCTAGTACCACCATCACCTAATTGTCTTACTGTTAGTATTTGCTGTGTACTTGAAGCAGTTGCAGCAGGAATACCAGCAACATCTAGTAAGCGACCAACGTATGTATCACCATATTCAGGTTCAACACGGAATGTTGGGTTAAATGCTTTATTAGTAAACTGAATTGCATCAGGATCCTCAACACACTTACTTGGGAATACTCTTAGGAATCCACTTATGTCTGTAGCAGCATTAACAACTAACTTACCAGCTTCAAAGTGGTGTTCATCGTTATTCTGTAACGTTAAGATAGGTACGTTATTATCAGTACCCATGATGTCAAAGGAAGATCCAATGAACTTAACATCATCATATACTGTTAGACGACCATGATGGAAGTTCTTCTTAACCATCTGGATACCACCATCAGTTGTGGCAGTATTGGTTACTTCAAAGATCTCATCACCTATCAATAATGCATAGAAACGATCTAAGAAGAATGGAACTACATCAGAGTTCTTGACATTAACAGCGACAACTGAAGTTCCTGTACTTGGAATTGCATCCTCTAGTACAGTTGTTTCTCTGGTAAGAACTCTCCATACAGTTTCACCATCAGAGTGTGTCTTAGCAGCACCAGGCCAGTTAGCAACGTTGTTAACACGAGTTACAGGTAAGTAACCAGCAGTACCAGATGTTACAACTGGAGTACCAGACACCTGCATGAATTCTTCATTACCACCAGATCCATAACCAACTAAGATAAAGTCATTGATAGCAAAATCTGTGACGTTATCAACTGTTAGTTGTGTTGCTGTTGTGCTTATTGGAGTTACAGTATCAACGAATGTTGTTGCAATTCCGTTATCAACTTTAGGATCCTTAAGTACTGTGTAAACTGTAGCACCTTTAGCATGTGCAGCAGCAGTTGTACCCCACTTAGATCTTACAGTATAGATTGTACCACTTGGATTACCAAGTACAGTGTCACCACTGCAAGCATCAATACTAAAGACATCACGTACACGGTCAGTTATACTAAACTTCTCGTTAACAGATGCTCTAAGTGTTGCACCAGTAGCAGTACCAGCACCACCAAACGCTACGTTAAGTGTAACAGTACTACCAACAATACTTACGATCTGAGGATCAGTTTGTCTTGTTTGACCACCAGTAGTTACAAACTGGTTCTGTTCTAATGTTACAGCACCACCGT